TTCAATGTCCAGAATGTTTTCGATCACTGCACGACGATCAGCGGCAGACAACTGCATGAACGGAACGAAGGATGAAGAACCGAGGATCACAACTTGCGTGAACGTCTTGTAGTTCATGTGCAAAATCTGATCTTCGAGTCTCTTCTGGTAATCTTTGATTGTTGAGTCCTGATCAACGAGTTCACCATCTTCATACACCTCAAATCTTTTTGGTGCAAGTCCACGAATAATTTTGTATGCTCTACCCTTTGCGGTAAACTCAATCGTAACTTCGCAGTCCTTTCGGTTCACGGAGTTTACCAACTGCGGAATGTTGATCTTGCGAAAAGGCTTGCCATATAGTGCAAATGTAATGGTATCAAGAAGAGCAAATGACTTTCCCTGTCCGTTGATACCCGACACCAAATTCATGCGTCTCTTTGTGAGATCAATAACCGTTGGTGTGTTTCCGAATGAGCCAAAGTTTTTGAATGATATAGATTTCAGGTTTATCACTTATTCCAACTCTCCACATAAATGTCACGAATCAGTGACTTCAGTTTATCTTTATTGTCAATTGTTTCGATCTTGTCGATCTCATCCATCAATAGTGTAAGTGTGTCTTTCTTGAAATCAACTTTTTCTTCATCAACTTCAATCACTGTTTCATCGTCAACAATCGTTACGCTTTCAGGATTCTCACGGTAAAGACAATCCATGAATCGCTCATACTTGATAACATCTTTCTTTCCCTTCACGATCACACGAACATAGCAACCAGCATACTTAGAACAATCAAACTCATCGAAGTCATCGTCATATTCTACAACAAAAAATTTATTTTTAGGATTGACAATAAATTCTACTTGACTACTGTTTGTATTGTAGACCCAGAAGCCTTTAGAAGAACCTAAATCGTTAAAGGTCATTTGATACTGAGTCCCTAAGTAATTAACATTTCCTTGAGTAGAATGTTGATGAAAATGACCACTCAAGACCTTATCAAACTTCTTAAATAAAGACGATTCAAGACCACCACGAAACGGAACACCGGGGATAACGTAATGACCGTTGAGTTCCAAATGACCGAGCAAAACATTTGCGTCGTTGTTTTTAACATATGAAAGAAAAGAATCCTTGTTCTCAGGAGAGATCCAAGGCAAGAACATGAATGATGTTCCGTCGAAGTTTAACACTCTTGGTTTTTCATGAACATCAATATTGTCATAATGACCGATCAACTCACGAACAGAGTTCACAAGATTCGTGTTTTTAAAATAGCAGTCGTGATTGCCGGGAATGACATGGAGGTTCACACCCAACTCCTCAAAGCGTTTGAAGAATCGAGTGCGGACCGTATGAAGTGTATTCATATTGATAAACTTGCGACGATCAAACACATCTCCGAGGTGAAAGACTGTCTTGATATTGTTTTCAATTAAGTATGGAAAAAATTGTTCGTCGAAGAATTGAAACATGTAATCAAGAAAACCTTGATGATCGTTTCGTACTCCGAAATGAGTGTCATTGATAATGGCTATCTGCATGAATTACCTTTAAAATGATTCAACTTATGTGGAAATTTATCGTTCTGCCACCAACTACCTGTTGCGATGTGGAACACTGGATATTTTACACTCTTTCCGTGGATTTGCAATATCTTTTGGCTTTTTGTTTCTGGGTGATTTTCTAATAACGCAGGTCCAGTCACCCAAAGAATTGTTGCAAACTCTAACAAACCCCATTCGTTTTTATTTTTAATTGACTCTGCCTTCTCTCCGTTTTTCCATATGTCTTGTGCAATATCTAAAACCTCTATCCAGTAATTTAATTTTGGAGGAGATGCCATTAAACAGTTACTGTAATTTGGATGAATCATTCCTGTTCCCGGCACAAGACCACCTGGCTCAGAAAGAAGATTTACTTTATCATGATCCATTTCATCACAGAATTTTCTTCGACAGTAAACATCAAGATCAGAGTAAATACCACCATACTCATAGAGGATCATGATTCGTCCAAGATCAGTTCTCATAATATTGTTAGGATAGTCATACCACACATCAGAATACTTAGAGAACTTTTCTTTCATCAAGTTTTCTAAATCATCATCAGTCCAAAACATATGTTCATGTTCGGAATAAACTTTTTTCCAAGATGCAGTTGCATACTCCCACTCAGCAGGCCAAAGTTTTTTATCTTCAGGTCCTGTCTGATGAATAATTTTTGGAATCATTTTTTCTTTTTCTTTTTACCTGTAGTGAAGTTTTCAACATCGTTGTCTGTCAATGAAAAGAAGTCATTCATATTTTTATCTGAGTTGGTATCAAAGTAGTTTTCTTTAAACCACTGAGACAAAGTTCCATCATCATTTTCTTGCATAAGTTTAAGTTTGATGTATGACTGCTTTTTTTCTTTTTCAATTCTTCTCAGAAAAGCATAGTAAATCATTTGAGTAAAATATGAGAATGGGTTCTTTGATTTTTCTGGATTGAAATTGTGTGCGTACATCAAGCAGTTTTCAACACCATCCGAAATCATTTCCTCACGGTATGGGTAATTCATAAAGTTTGGTCTGTTTGCCAACTTTTCCGATATCTTCAAGAAGCACTCACCAATGTAATTTGTAACTGGAGGTCTTGGATCACCTGAATCTTCAGCCTCGATAACTTTGGTTTTCCATTCTATCATTTCTTGAAAAAATACATCATTGTCTATGTAATGGTTTGTTTTATCTGTCATTCATCTGACTCCTCATCATTTAAATAGTCCTCTGGGAAAGGACTCCAATCCGTCCACTTATCTCCAAAATCTTCACGATCAATCTCAGAACTGGTATCCATATCTTCACTAATTTTTTCGTTTCGATTATTTTTATTTGTCATATCAAACGCTTGTTTAATATCATCCAAATCAATTATATCGTTATCAATTAATGTTTTTAATTCATCTAACGGAAGAGCAAGGGAGAGAACCATCATTTCATTCTGATCCATCAACCCACTCGGCTTTTTCGTTTGATCCTCTTCGTCCTCTATTTCTTTTAAGGTATCCTCTATTTCATTTTGCAAAAAGTTTTTTAGAGTGTCCATACTTGGCATCTGAGGTACTTCGTGTATGGTTGTTTCCTCGTCACTTCTTTCCTTTTCACGATCATACATTAAAGCAATTTTTTCGTCGGGGACAAGAATCGTAATAATAAAGTCTTTTGGTATGGTGGTTTCAATTTGATTTGTATGATTTAACCAATCCCGCAACACAGTAAACTCTCGTTGGGAACCTGTGCCATCAAATGAAACGGCACTTCTAAAAGCCATCGGACGCATGATCTTCATTATCTCTTTGGTTGAGCCTTTTATTTCACAGATGATCTGCTCCCCACTTCGTAATTTTAAAATTCTATATGAGTTCGGAACCATCTTTTACCCCTTCCAGTTTTACTTTCAAAACTTTGTAATTGAAGTTCTCATTTTTATAAATTTTCAATCGTGCTAACATATGATTGTAAGTATGGTTCACACTAGACTTTATTCTCAGATCGTCAGAAATATCAAACACTTTCAGATTGTTTTTGTTTTCTGCTTTTCTTAAACCCCTTCCGATTGACTGTAATACTCTAACGACAGATTTGGACGGTGAAGCAAACACAATATTATTTATGTTTCTTATATTGATACCCGTGGAACAAGTTCCATATGATGCAACAAGTATAGTGTTTGTTTTCTTCTCCATGAGTTTTCGGATATCCTCTCTCTGAGAAACGTCTGTGCCACCATATATCAAATGAGTTTCGTACTCATCACCTTTTGTGGCATCAATCATATTATAAAGTGGCTTGCCATGTTTTTCAACATAATTAAATAAAACTAAAGTATTACCCTTCAGATTAGAAACCAAATCACAGATAAACTTGTTTCTTGGTGCATGATTTACTAAGAAATCCATTTCCTCTTGGTATTTGAGTTTCTTTGCCTCTCGTTTTGTTTTGTCAGCATGATCAAGGGTTACGCACTGTATGTTTATATTACTCAAGAGATTTTTCTCCATGAGATCCTTTGTGGTCACGACACGTTTTACCTTACCAAACAATCCCTCAATCACTAATTTATGTGTCAGTGTCCCGTCAAGCGTCCCCGTTGTTCCAACACGGTACTCAGCGTCCGTTAACTTCGTCAGGAGTCCCGTCAGAGACTTTGCCTTAAAAAGATGACACTCATCCCCTATTACCGCTCCAACGTCCTCAAACTCACTCTGAGGGAGTTTATAGATGCTTTGCCATGTGCTTATAGTGACTCTTTTGGTGCTTTTCTTTGCTTGTCCTGAATACACAGTGTGACAATTTCTTTTTGCGTTCCATTTTGATAGCCCAGAATAATCTTCAAAATCACTCATCATTTGTGTTACCAAGCCAGTGGTGGGCACAATGACTAAAACTTTTTTATCATCAGGGAGTTTTGAAAGATAATAGCGTATGAGAACATATATGATAAGAGATTTTCCGGACCCTGTTGGAGAAAGCAAGAGACATCTCCGTTTGTTAATAGCGTGATGTATTGCGTCAAATTGATGCTCATGTGGCATAATCTCCTTATCACCAATGGATATCTTTAGATTTTTGATAAATGAGAACACCTGCTCTGGGGAAACCTTTTCGATTTCTGGTATCTCATATTCAACTGTATAATTTCTATCTTTAGCAAATTGCAAAAGATAATCAGTCAACCCAGCATATATTTTTCCTGAGTGAACATTAAACAAACGGATTTGACCGTCCCATATTTTATTTTTGTACGCTGGGGTGTATTGATAATTCGGCACGAAGAAAGTGAAGTATTGACTTAACTCTTTGGACAGAGCCCGATCACACTTTACTTGAATATATGCAGAATCAAAATGGGTAATAATTAAGTCACTCATACACCATATTTATGGTGTGAGGATTACCCTGCAAATTCAGTCATTCGCATCCAGTCGATTGCCGAACGAATATTCCAGTTAAGATTGTTAATTGCTTTCATCACACCCTCAAGATAGTTTACTTTTTCTTTCATAAGAATGACTCTGTGTTGGAGTGTAATTACGTCATCATCTGCGTTTACAAACTTATCAACATCTGTTTTCAGCACAGTAAGATCAAAAGGATCCCATCCAAGATCATCTAACTCCTCTTGACTCATTTTTCCCGTGTAGTAGAGCCATTTCTTGTGACGAAGTTTAACAAGATCAGAATCAAACTTGGATAATGAAAGACGATCATTCATTAAGAAGTTGAGATACTTGTTATGAATTTGTGGGATGCGAATAGACTCTGATGCCAGATCAGTCTTATCAATGGTCAGGTCTTTTTTGACTTCCGCTTTGAGGTTTTCTAAGTTCATGCGAATATTTTATCGCAATAAATTCTCATGTCAAGAGACAGTCTCGAAACTATAAGTTTCAAAATTTAAAGTGACACTTGCAATAATTGGTTCATTATCATTAAGAGTTGACGAGAACTGTATTCCCGAAAGAGCGATTGGATATGCGTTCTTAAAAACAACCACTTGTTTTTCTTGAAACGCACTGTTTGTCAGAAAAATATTCGCATCAGAAACAAATTTATCTTTCTGATCTATGGCAATGATGTTCGTGTCATTGTCATAATTTGCGATCTTTTTCATCCAGTTAAAAATTTCTTGGTAATTTAGTGTCTCTTCGTCAACGATGAACTGAACCACAAGAGGTTCGTGATCAAACCTACCACCAACAAATTGATTCGCTCTTCCAAGTGTATTTGTCATTTCAACTGGAGAAAGTTGTATCCCTGGCATCGAAACGCTTTGTGCAAAGTAAGTTAGAGTTGAAACTCTAGGTAAAGTAAATCTGAAAAAATTTGATGCAAGATAATTGTTTGTATCCGGTATTGTGGGGTTTACCGGAAGATCAGCGGTGAACCCTGATTCACCGTGTTTAATTAAATAATTCCTGCTAATACTCATACTGTATGTATAACGAAAAAGGGGAGCCCGAAGGCTCCCCTTTCTCACTCTCCCCCCGAAGGGTTATTTATTTAGAG